CCAAACAGGCCTTGACATCTCAATAGATGGAAAAACAGTTTTTGAACTATTCAACCACCGTGTGAGACACCGAGGAATTCAACAAGCTCTAAAGCTTGCAAAAGCAGAAGCCCTATTTATTTCTAGGACTTTACTGAAGCAAACAATCGATCTTAAAAAAGACCAAGAGTGTACCATTCATAAAGCCCTTAAATGGCCTAGACACTTACTTCCCTTAAGAAAACATAGGAAAACCTATGAAGGAAAACAAGCTTTGTTATCACTCATCTTTTGATGACGATGTTTGGAAGTAGCTGACGGTAAACCCGATTTAACGAGTATTACGTCAAAATGTACTTCAAACGATCAAATAGAAGATGAAATCATTGTAAATGTTCCTAATAGTATAAATACTAGAAAGTTCACAAACAAAGAGTTAGTTCTTGATATACCTCCCTTCCATACCAAAGCAGGTCCAAACGGACCTGCTCTTCAAAGTTCCCCATTAGATATTATCGCTCTAAAGAGAGATAATACTTTAACAGAGAATCTAATAGAGTACGCGGAAAAGATCGACCACGAGTCTTTCTTAGATATGTTTGAAGAGTGTATTGATATGACTGATTATGTTAAAGTCCCAAAAAAGGAACTTGTCACATCTCGTCTTTCCATAAAAAATGAACCCGGAGGTAAACTCCGAGTATTCGCTATGGGAGACTACTTTACGCAATGACTTCTTAAACCACTGCACGTTTCATTAATGGAGCGTCTTCGGGCAATCCCTGAAGATTGCACTTTTAATCAGACCGAAAAGATTGATCTAATACGTGACGCAACTGAAAAAGGTTGTTGTTATTGTTACGATTTATCTAGTGCGACTGATCGATTTCCTGCAAGACTTACAAGAAAGATCCTAGATCACGTCCTTGGTGAAAAGTTAGCAATAACTTGATACAAGATAATGGTCGAAAGAGACTTCGTGTTTGAACGAAGGAAAGTCCGCTACGAAAGCGGTCAAGCTATGGGTTTTTACTCAAGCTGGGCTGCTTTTGCATACAGCCATCATTGAGTTATCCATTATTCTGCCATTCGAGCGGGTGTCAATCCGCAAGGAAGATATCTACTCCTAGGAGATGATATTGCTATATTTGACAAAGCAATAGCTAAATCTTATAAGCAAACAATGCATAAACTTGGTGTTCAAATTAATGAAAGTAAATCTATGAAAGGGTTTGCTGGAGAATTTGCTAAAAGGTTGTTCTTTCGAGGACATGAGGTAACACCTATACCGACTAGAATGTTACAATCAACGGTGGTTAATCCTTTAATTGCCAAAGAAACATTCTACATTCTTAACGAGCGCTCCGGCAAAGAAGCGTGTTTAGAGACTGCCGACTATCTTAAGATATTCG